GCATCAAGTATCAAACTTGCGGTAGAATCAGATAAGACACTTGATGGAAATTGCTACGACCTAAGAGTGACTGAAATGAGAAATTACACACCAATCCAACTCAATGAAGGCACTTACTTAGCGGCAGAGTTCGCAGTAGATGTTTTCGCAGACTAATAGGAGATCATCGTGGCCAAGTTTGTGGCAACAGATTACAAAATTACAATAAATGGCACAAACCTAAGCACTTCACTCGCTTCGGTTGAATTGCCAATCGAGATTGAAGAGCAGGACACTACCTCTTTTGGTTCAGAGTGGCGCTCACGCATCGCCGGACTAAAGTCAGGTTCAATAACTCTTGAGTTCCACCAGGACTTTGGAGTTGGCGCAATTGATAATCTTTTGTGGCCATTGCTAGGCACTAACGGAACAGTTGTTGTATCGCCAACCTCAGCAACAGTTTCAGCCAGCAACCCGAGCTTTAGTGGTCAATTCTTGATTACCCAATATTCTCCATTTGCTTCGACAGTAGGCGATTTGGCTACGCTGTCAGTTACCTGGCCGCTAAATGGCGCACTAACCCGAGCGACTGCATAAAGCCATGCGCTTAGGATTTGAAGTTACCTACGCTGGCGGCGCTACAGAAAAAGTAATCTGTGGCGCGCCAGACTTCATTGCATTCGAGAACAAGTTTGAAATGAGTATCACCAATCTAAAGAACGATCAGCGCTTTAGCTGGTTGGCTTTCTTGGTATGGAACGCACTACGCAGGACAAAGAAAACTGAAAAGTCATTTGAGGACTGGTGTGACACCATCGAGATAATTTCTGGAGATGATGACACCGACCCAAAATTAGAGGGCTAGGCGAAACTAGCCAACACTATTTCATCGCCTATCTAGCGTGTGAAACCGGTATCGCTCCATCGGCTCTCCTACAAGAGTCGGATCGAATGCTATTCACAATGTCAATGTATCTTAGAGGTAAGGCTCAAGCGATGAAAGGTAAGTCATAATGGAAACTCGCATTGAAGTTCTTGGCTTGCGCGAAACCTTGCTTGAAGTTCGCAAAGTAGATAAAGCTCTTTTCTTTCGCATTAGAGCTGGCATAAAAAACACCGCTGAAGGTCTTGCAGACCGAGTGATTATGAACATGCCTATGACCGCACCTATCAGCGGATTCAGGCACAATGGTCGCACCGCTTGGGGGCAGACAACTTCTAAAGTCAAGGTCACCACCTCAGAGCCAAATCAATACACCGCTAATCCTTTGGTGTCTATTGCCTTCTTAGGTGTTGGCCCTAACATTGCTGACATGGCTGGGCGCGGTGGCGGTAAAACTCGCAGAAGCCAGACTTACAACTATGCCTGGAAAGGCACAACTCGCTCGCACAGAATCACAACTCAGGGCGATGAAATGATAAAGGCTTTAGGCAGATCACCATCACGCTACATCTACCCAGTAGCCGAGAACGCCGTTCCACAGGTTGCCTCCACGATTGGCTACCTAGTGGATTCTTATGCCGCAGAATTTGAGTCAAACCTTCTACTGATAGGCAAAGGTCTATAAATGGCTATAACAATCAATATTCTCTCCAGTTTCAAAAACGCTGGCTTCCAGAGATTAGAAAAAGAACTTTCACGCCTTGAAACTCCGATGCAAAAGATTCAGGCTACCGCTCGAGCTTTAGGCCCAGCAGCCACCATCGGCTTTGGTGCTTTGGCTTATGGTGCAACACAAGCAATTCAAGCAGCGGAGGCCGCACAGGTTGCAGATAACCGCTTGCAGAAGATTGCCGAGTCTATGGGCATTTTTGGGGCAGAAACAAATAAGGTAACTGCCAGGCTTGCTGCTTTTGCCGAACAGACAATGAAAGCCACCGCTATTGATGATGAACAAATCAAAGCAACTCAGGCAAAACTTCTAACTTTCAAAAACTTAGCGCAAACCGCTGACACAGTCGGTGGCGCAATGGATCGTGCAACTCTTGCAGCGATTGACTTGGCGGCTGCCGGTTTTGGCTCTGCTGAAACTAACGCAACACAACTTGGCAAGGCTTTGCAAGACCCAATCAAGGGAATCACAGCTCTTGCTAGAGCCGGTGTGACTTTCACCAAAGAAGAAAAAGAGAAAATCAAGACTCTTGTCGAGTCAGGCAAACTTCTTGAGGCTCAGAACCTTGTCTTGAGTGCTATCGAAACTCAGGTTGGTGGAACTGCTGAAGCGACAGCCACCAGTTCGGCAAAGATGAATGCAGCCTTTGGTGAGTTGTCAGAGAAAATTGGAACTGCCTTATTGCCAGTCTTTGAGGCACTTGTTCCTGTTGTTATGTCGCTTATTACTTTTATGCAAGATAACACAGGTGTTGTGGTAACTCTTGGTGTGGTTTTTGCAACTATGGCTGCAGCAATTATCGCTGTGAATGTGGCGATGTATGCCAACCCAATCTCTCTGATAATTGCTGGTGTTGCAGCTTTGATTGTTGGAATTGTCTTGCTAGTAAACTGGCTAGTTCAACTTGCAGGTGGCTGGACTTCGGTCACCAAAGGCTTTATGGAAGGCCTTGCACAGATAGGCGCATTCTTTACGACTGTCTTCACAAGCATTCAGACAACAGTAAAAACAGTCTTTGAGTTTCTTGTCAAGGCTTGGGTTGGCGCTGTATTAGGTGTCAGAAACGGCCTAACAGAACTAAGCAACTTTTTCAATTCCGTCTTTGAAGCAATCGGTCAAGGAATTATTGGCTACATAAATGGTTGGATTGGAAGTTTTGAGGGATTTGTAAATAGTGCAATCTCAGGCTTAAATGGCGTAATTTCTTTAGCAAATCAAGCTCTTAGCCTAATCGCCTCAGCAACAGGCGGTGCTATAAACATCAAAGTGCCGACAGTCAAAAAAATAAACATTCCTAAACTCGCTCAGGGTGGAATCGTAATGCCTAGACCTGGTGGCGTGATTGCCAACCTTGCGGAAGCAGGAAAGCCAGAAGCGGTTATCCCACTAGATCGCTTAGGTTCATTTGGCGGTGGCAGAAACATCAGCATAACTGTCAATGCAGGTTTTGGAACTGATGGAACAAGAGTCGGACAACTTATTGTCGATGAAATCAAAAAGTTTGAGCGAAGCTCTGGCCCAGTCTTTGCGAGCGCATAATGGCAAAACCAGCGCAAAAGATAGAGATAGGTTTCGACCTAACTGATAACAATGTCGGGCCTTACTTTCGACTCGATGACCCAGTTGCAGGTGTTCTGGATAACACAACTTATGTTTTAGGCGGAACTATCTTCTTTGATGTAACAGATAAGGTAAAAGGCTTCACTATTCGCCGAGGGAAGTCGCGACAACTAGAGCGCTATTCATCTGGTCAAGCCACAGTAGTTCTTGACAACAACAAGCGATTCTTTGACCCGACTTATACCGCAAGCCCTTATTATGGGCAGATTATTCCGAGGCGCGATATCCGCATCACCTCTGGAACAGTAGTTCAATACTTTGGATCAGCAGATGACTGGAACTTGGACTACTCACCTAATGGTGACAACCTAGCCTCAGTATCTTGCTCCGATGGTTTTAGAACGCTGGCAAATCAGACACTAACAAGCTCTACTGCAACAGTTCAAACTTCTGGCGCACGAGTCAGCGCAATTCTCGATAGTCCAGATGTGAACTGGCCGGATACCGCAAGAAACATTGACGCCGGCGGTCAAACTCTCGGCGCAGATGTAATCGAACCAGATACTAATGTTCTTGCTTATCTGCAATTAGTTGAAACCTCGGAGCCAGGTTCCCTATTTATCGGTAAGAACGGTAATTTAGTTTTCAACGATAGAACAGTAGCCCCAAGTTCCAATGCTGTTACTTTGGCTGATAATGGCTCAGGGATTCCTTATACTGGAATGAAAGTTGTCTATGGCTCTGAGTTGCTATACAACGAAATAGTCATTAGCTCAAAGATTACAAATGGAACAGCCATTGCGATTGACTCGCTAAGTCAAGGTAACTACGGGATTCAGAATCTAACCCAGACAGACCTTTTGATGTCTACAAATACTGCTGTTTCAGAACTCGCTAACTGGTATAGCAATAAATATGCAAACCCAGAATTTCGCTTCGAGTCTGTCGAAGTGATTATGAACGACCTAACCACAGGGCAACAAAATGACATTCTAAACCTAGAACTAGGCTCAGTTGTCAAGATTGTATTTACACCTGGCAACCCAGCCATCGCACCAGCCATCATAAAGTATGCTGAAATTATTAGACTAGATCACGCTGTAGACAACATTGTTCACCGAGTCAGTCTAGGGTTCTCAACACTAGACATAACCTTCCTAGTCCTTGATGACCCTGCCTTTGGTATACTTGACACAGGCGCACTCGGATTCTAGGAGAATCAATTGGCATTTAAAGACTTTTCAGCAGGTGACATTCTTACCGCTGCCGATGTAGATACCTACCTTATGAGGCAGACCGTTATGGTCTTTGCCGACTCTACAGCTCGCGCCTCGGCTCTTGGCACAGCGATTGTGACCGAGGGTATGGTTGCTTATACCGCAAATAATGACTTGTTGCAGTATTACACAGGCTCAGTCTGGGCCAACTTGGTAGACACCTCAACCTTCATAACTGCATCTAGCACAGCGACTCTTACTAACAAAACTATTGACCAGGCACAGTTGGTTACGACTATTAACACCGTGGCAGCTACTGCAACATCTTATTTGGCTTCGGCTGGTGACCGTAACGAAACTATTTATTCTTTGGCAACGGCAGCTATGACTGTGACTGTTCCAGATGTGTTTAACATTGGTGATCGTATTGACATCATTCGTGATGGTGCTGGAACAGTTATTATGGCCGCTGGAACTGGTGTGACCTCTTGGGCTGGTGCTGGAACAGCCGGAACGGCTGTGACCTTCAAGATTGACCAGCAATATAATGGTGCAACCATTCAAAAAGTTGCCACAAACACTTACAGGGTTATTGGAAAGATTACTGTCTAATGCCAATTCCATTAGGGATTTTTGCGACTGCTGGCGGAGCATCTTTGCCAATTGTTACTGGTGGCACTTTAGCATCTGACGCAACTTATTTCTACCGCGTATTTACTGGAAATGGCACTTTATCTGTTACTGGTGGAGTTTTAGTTGCTGATTCTATTGTGATTGCTGGCGGTGGTAGCGGTGGATGTTCAGAAAATGCTGGTTTTGGTCAATCTGGTGGTGGCGGTGCAGG